GTGGTGTAGGAACTGAAGTTCACAACGTGGACTTTAGATGATGATGTACTCATTATTGTAGCTTGTTTCTTCCGTGTAGACGTTTTGGTTCACGGTAAATTTATCGAAATCTGTTTGCGAAGTTACGAATACCCTATCTCGGTAGATAAGGTCACCATCGTATATTAATTTGAGGCCGTAGAATCGGTTGTTGACTAATGTATAGACTGCCGTGAGATCCATAAAGCCATTGGCCTCTGTTATTGTAGGATTGATTTCTTGCTCTGTGTTGGTGCTTTCATCAATCAAATATAGTGTAACGCCATCAAGGTCGTTAACTGCGCTCTGAACGCATCCAGCGGCCTCTAAAGTGCCACCATCAAACAACACGCGCTCGAAGTATAAGTCCAAATCCTCTGATGAGTAAACGAACTCACGAGGGATTACCGTAATGGTTTGAGGTGAAGCTGATACTTGAAGGATATGCATCTTAAATAAATAACCTTTTAATTCCGATTTGTTTGAAAATAGAAAAGGGGCCGAAGCCCCCTTAACTATTCTGCCTTGCGGTAGGTTACGAGTTTGAACCTACGATGATAGTATCGTTAGCACCAGCAAGTCCTGCGAATGGATTGGCAACGGTAGCACCTGCGATGAAGTTAGCAGGAAGTTGCTCCTGTGCCTCCATTGTCAAAGTGTAGCCAGAAAGGTCACCCATTGCAGCACCAGTTACAATCGTTCCGCCAGTTACTTCAGCTCCGTAGTTCAGACCCATCATAAATGCGTTACCATTGTAGTCTTGAACGACCACGTAAGGCCGACCATAAGCAAGCAACTTCAATTCTTTGTTGTCCTCCTTTGTGAGTTTGGTCAACGTCAAATTCAAAGTTTGCGTGAAGAAGGTAGTGCCATTCTCACGGCTTGAGTTAAAGGTTTGCTCAAAAGAGCTATTGCCTTTTACCAAGTATTGGTAAGCAGAGAAAGTTCCGCTGATATTGGTAATCTCATCGTTGGCAAGGGTAATTGTACCCAAGTCACCGAAGTCTACAAAGTACACGGCATAAATGCCACCTACTACGTCTTTACAGGGTACCGCCCTGCCTTTTGTTAAATCACAAGCCATTGTTTCTTTGTTTTATTAGAATTAAAAAAGGGGGCGAGGACATAGCCCAAGCCCCCCGTTTATTTACGTTAACTCGGATTAACTGTACAGAACGACGTCCGAACCGATCCCGTAATTGACCCCTGCGAAAAACCTGAGGATCACGCGGATATTGTCTGATCCGTCAAGGTCAGCCATATCAAGAACGCGAACTTCGTTACGCTCGTTCAGAAGGCCTGTTCCGAAGAATAGGTTTGAAGACTGAGCAGCAACCATCTTGTTAGAAGGTAGACCGTTGGCCATAGCAACGCGGATTCCGTCAAAGAACAAGTCTTGACCACCATACCACATAGTGCCTTTGTTGTCAACACCATTGGCTCCAACACCTGCGGCAGCGAAACCGCCGAGCGCCCGAGTGTATGCTTTTGCCACATTCTGGGGGACATAAATTGTCAAGTCTTCTTTGCCGTAAAGTGCTGAAGGAATAGCGTCTACAACTTTACCAAGCTCTGCGATTACGTTTGCAGCAGTCACGGTGGTAGCGGTTACGTCAATAACGTCAGAGTCAGCAGTCATCAAAGAAAGGAAGCCAGAGAACTCACCTGCTGAAGCAGCAGTACCGTTCCAAATGTTCTGCTCAATCTTTTGGGCAGTCTTTGAAGCAACGTGGGCAATCAAGAAATCGGCGAAAGAAGCGGGGATGCTATCGTAAGCAGAGAAACCCATTTGACCACCAATCCAAGAATCGTAGTAGTCCTTCTTGCAAAGCTGCAAGTTCACTTGGAATGGCTCAACCTCAAGGATGCGGTCGGTCAAAGTCAAGGTAGACGTAGCGGTGAAGTCGCAACTGGCATCTTTTACAATTTCATCGGTGTTAACCTTCTGAAGGGTGGTGCGATAGTTTACGTTTGGAAGGATCTCGATGAGACCTTTGTCAAGCGTGTCTGCGCTCAAAAGAGCAGCAGAGATGTACTTGCTGGCAAATTGACCAGCGTACGAAGTGGTGATTGAAGTAGTTGTAGCCATTTTTTATTTATTATTTATTCATTCGTGCAAGGACTCGGTCAATCGTCTTTTCGGGGCGGTTTGAACTCATCTTTTGGACTTGCTTTGTTTCGGGGTTGTGCTTGATGGCTTTCGCAGCAGGTGCGGCAGATAGCTCAGCTTTAACGGCTGCCATCTCCTCCTTCTTGGCATAACTGCCCATCTCCTCACGCATTCCTTTCATCTCCTCGCGCATCATTGCAATCTCCTCGAGAACTTTCTCGATGATTGCTACAACCGCAGGGGCTTCCTCTACCATTGGCATATCAGCTAATTCGGTAGGTACTTCAACCTCTACTGCTACTTCAGCAGCGGCAGGGGCATCTTTAATTTCAGCGATTACGCCTTCTTCGGTGATGACCAAAATGCGGCCATCCTCAAGGAGGTGTTCGCCAACAGGAGCAGCAACACGATCTTCTCCGCTAAGGATAAATACTTCATTGCCTGCTTCAAAGGCTTCAGCCTCAAGAACGGCACCGTTCTCAAGGTTCATTGTTGCTAGACTTACATTCCTTACGGATGCAAGTTCGGCAAGGATTCTGTTCAGAATGGAATTTGCTTTCATACTAACTAATTAAAAGGGTTTTGGTTATTTGTAACATTTTTAAGGATTGATAACTACGGTGCCCTGCCCAACAAGTGAGCCTACTCCTTGTGCTTGGATAGATCCATCGCAGCAATTAGACTTGTAGGTATTGTCGGGGCATAGGCACCCACGACGGCCGCCTCGTGGTGAAGCTACTGGGAGTTTTTGTGGTCTATTCATTCTTTAGTTCTTCTTTGTGGTATAGGTATTCGCTTTCTTCCGTATGCTCTGCGCCTGTCATAAGTCTGCCATCAGCATCTTTATGCGTGGGGCCTGTGTATAGTTTGCCGTCTGCCGTGTAGTGAGGAACGCCTACCTCTAGTTTAAGCTTGCCGAGTTCCTTTAGTTTGGACTCTGCCCAGTTCTTCCCAGCAAGACCTCCCCATAGTAGGAATGATATTGTTCCGCAGGCTTCTGGGTTTTTCTCATCGTAGTATGTCTCGGCTCTTGATAGGTAGGAATACATCCGTGTGATTGTCTCTACCGACAAAGCCCTGCCCTGTGCGAGCTGCTGCGCCCTAACCTTGCCTACGGCGGTGGCGCACTTGTTGCCGTTCTTTTCGTTAAGTTCAATGCCACGCTTGGCGTTGTTCTTTACCGAATCGGGATAGTCAGAGTATGCCTCCAGCTCGGTGCGTGTACCAGACTTCTTACGGCCATCCCTTTTGATGATGGCGATAATTTGCGAAAGCATTAATGCCGCTTCTTGCTCCTCGATAATCTCCAGCTCCTGCTTGGATAGGTTTATCTTGTCAACGAAGTATCCCTCAATAGAGAACCCACGAAACTCACCGCCCTTAACGCGCTGCCATAGGGCATCGTTTTCTATCTTCATAGACACCATCCAAGTGCCTACGGGTAGGTCAAGGCCATAAGCCCTGCTCTTATCCATCGTTGCGTCTTCGATAATCCAAGATTCTACAATCGTAGTACCCTTCACATCGTAGTCGTGTTCGATGGTAGCATTGTTTTGGTAGCCGTTTTTGAAGAACAACTCCATTGCTTTACGTATGGTGTCTTTAGAAAAGTACACATAGTACTCGTTTTCACCATCAGTGCGGTAGATTGGCTTGTCTGGGATAAGGGCTGCGCCCATCAGCAACTGCTTCTCTTGGTTTTGCATCGCAAAAACCTCACGCTTCTGCGAGTTTAGTGCGATAAAGTCTTCCTCAATAGCAGGATGCTCTACTAGGCTAATTGCATCGATGCCTGTAAGCAGCATCGTTTCATCTAAAATAAGTTCTATCAGTTTCATATTATCCGAATGTTGCGGTTCTTACTCGTTGGCGTTGTAGTTGTTGTGAGGTCGTTACATCACCACCCACAACGTAAGCACGGACTGGTTGATTAAATTGACTACCGATACCCTGTGCGAGTTGGTTAGTACCGCTTTGACCTACGATATTAAATTGAGGTGCAGATGGCGCAGAAGGTGTCCCTCCTACGGATGGGGCAGTAGGTGTGGACATAGACCCGCCACCTTTGACAGTTGTAAGAATCTTTTTTGCTTGACCAGCAGCTGCAAGCACCGCTGCTATTTGAGCTGCGTAAAACAAAGGGAATGCGAAAGCAGCCGCTGGGCCTGTTGCCTTTGCAGATTTTTGGGCAATATCCAAACCATTTACAAATCCCACACCCGTACCAATGGCTATCTGAGCGATTGCAGCTGCCTTACTCGCGGCAGTACCTTCTTCAAACAATGAACCCAAAGCCCCAATGGTATTTTGCACATTTGCCAAGTTGGCAGATTGGGCAAACGCTATCGCGTCTTGTATAGCTTTCTCATCCGCAACACGCTTCTCGCCTAATGCCTTTCGCTTTTCTTGAAGCGCAATTTCATTGTTGAATGCCTCCTCATCGGCATCGAGGTTAAACTGATTTATGTCTATTCTGTCTTGCTTCTCTTTTTCTAATCGCGCCACACGCCTTGCTTCCTCTGCGTCTTCTACGGCATTCCTTTGGAGGATTATATCCTGCTGCTCTTTGTTTAATCTGTCAAAGTTTTCTTGCCTTCTTTTTTCTGCGTCGGCTTTATCTTTGGCTATGTCCGCAGCCTTTGAGTCCCTAACTCGCTTTCTATCGGCTGCATCAAGCGCACGGAGTGCAGAGTCATTGTCAAGAATAGCCTGCTGAATATCCATTTCGGCTTGAGCCTGTCCCTCTACTGCTGACAGCCTTGCAATAAGGTCTTGCCCTTCTTGCTGAATTAGTTTCCTTTTCTTTTGGTATATTTCGCCTGCCGTAGCACCTGATGCTTCAAGCTCGGCTATCTCGCGCTTTATCGAATTAACACCGCCTTCACGGGCTTTGCGCTCCTTGTCAAGAGCATCTGCTCCCGCAAGGATAGCATCGTTGTAATTTTTCCTCGCCGCTTCCGCTGCTGTTAACGCTGCCGCTTCTTCTTCTTCACTAACAACGAGTTGGTCATATAGCTTAATCGCTTCTTGAATTGCCAAAATAGCAATACCAAATGCGGCAGTCTTCAACGCAAGGTCAAGCCCTTTTATTGCGGTGGTTGTTGCTTTTACAGATTGGAACGCTTGGAAGAACGCATCGGACATCCCGCCCGTAAGGTCGTTGATAAGCCCCTTGATGGGGGATAGCGCATTCTTTAGGGTATTGACATCATCTGTACCCTGCTTAAGCTTGCCATCACCTTTTGCTGGGGCTTCAAAAGCTTCGCTTAAATCATCCTTAATACCTTTAGCCTGTCTCTTTATAACATCAAGCTCCTTACTGATTTTAGCAGCAGCAGGAGCAGCGTTAGTGACAATGTTGATGTCAATCGTTATTTCTTGAGCCATTTCCTTCTAATTATCTTTTTGGTATCCTCCCAATTACTTGGTATATGGTATTTGCCTTTTGCTATTTCTACGGTGTCGCTCACGCCAATCCAGTCCTGCGACTGAAGTAGGTCTACTAAATAACCTATATACCCTTTTGTCATACTACGTTTAGGAGTTCGAATGTTGATTTGCCTGTGGTCATATTTAGGCTGACGTTGTTTATGATGTACTTCGTGCCGTTCCAAATGATTGCATTCTGAAGGTTCAGCGTTATGATTTTACCAATGGGTAACACCGCTTCTACGTTGTACACCCTGCGCTGCGGAGAATACAAGTCGGTGACATAGTCGTTCCATTCGTTGTTGTAAAGGCTTTGGTTTACCGATTGCAGGTGATATGGGTCAATGTCTGCTCCAAAGGTTATAGCGTTTGATGTGGCAGCGCTTTGGTATCGGTTTGATGTATTGGCATACCAAGCGGTGTTGATTCGCGTATGACTATTGTCTGCGTTTACAAAGCCAATGGGGTTTGCAGTAATGTCGTATGCGTTAAAGTAGCCATAGAAAAGTATAGGTGCGCCCAAGTATTGGTTGAATATACCCTCCTCATTTGTCTCACTGGTAATGCTCTTGTACACCAGCACATTGGTAAGGGCTGCGGTGGCATTGTCTGTAAGCCTTTCAAATAAGGGGCATTCAAAAGGAACCTCGATAAGCAACTGCTCGCCATCAAAAGTAAAGTTTGCCTGCAAATCACCGAAGCCAATATTGTTTGTCTGCTGGTATTGGAATCCAAGTATCTGCTGCGTCTCTTGGTACTTAAACTCAATCTCCCTATATAAGGGAGGGCGATTCACCACATACTGCGTAATGTCTAAATACTCTTGGTAGTTTTTATCGGTTCCTGCTGCGTACCAATCCTCTAACGGCTGAAGCAAAAAGCTCGTAGATGTAGTAGGCACAATGACCATATTGTACATCTTCAAAATCCCACTCAAGAAGTCCCTAACCTTTATTTCTGGCATAAGGTCAGACACCACAACTTGAAAGGAATAGGTTGCCCTTAAGGTTTGGTCTACCGAGAAACTTACAGAAGCCGTATCAGTATCAATACCCGAATAGTCCGTGCATTGATAATTCATTGAGGTATTGCTCTGCGGTCTAATAAACAACTGCACCGTATCCCCTGCGGCAAAGGACAAAGCAGCCATCGTTGTGGTTATAGAAGATGCGGCGTGCGCTGGGCGCAATAGGGAGAAGTCAAATATACCGTTGCGGAATATAGCAAGTTCATAGGCCGCACTTACGTTTTGCATCGTAATGGACAAGTCGTATTGCTTGCTATCTACAACTGTCCAAGTATCGGTAGTCAAATTAAATTGGCTTCCGCTGCCCGTATTGCGGTTCATATTTATTAACTGATAGGCAATGTCATTACCTCCGCTAAATAGATACCCCTCAAAGCGATGCAACCATAGCGACAAATCAACAAACGGAGTAGCCAATAGGAATGACCCTGTAAACGTGATTCCGTATTTTGCTCCTATTGCGGTAAGGATATTGGTAACCTTTACTGCGGGCTTTAGCTCCGTATATCGGATGCCCCTAAAGCCTTGCCCACCACTACCTGTATTGAAGGCAATGTTGTTGACATCGTTTGCAGCTCCGCCAGTTCCACTTTGGTAAAACCAATTCTTTACTGGGCTGCACAACGGATAAAACAAGCCAGTACCATTATTGGTGGTTAGTCTTGTGCGGACTTGAAGATCAGAATACTCGTGGTTTAGCGATGAAAAGTTAAGGTCATACAAATAGTCCTCACCAAACAAATCGGTAAGCGTTACCACATCCCCATAAAACGTCAACGTGTACGCATAAGGCTCCGTGCCTTTTAGCTGCACGTTCTCTAGCTCTATCACTCCCGTGCGAAATGGCAGCGAGTTTATTTCGATTCTTGCTGATGCTCTTAACCTACCATCAAAACCACCCACTACATCGTTTCGGTAGTAGTAACTAAAGACTCCGTTGTTCGTTGCACTAGCGGGAACTGTGAACCCCTGCGTGAAGTCGGTGAACACCTTTGAGATGTCCTGTACGTTTTGCACAGATAGGTTGATGCTAATCTGCTCATCTTGGAATATATCCAAGCGCACATCGTTAACGTAAATATCAACCTTGTTCATCGTACAAGCATCCGCTGGTCAAAGGCGTAAGTGAAGGACATCGTGTAGTTAATGGTCTTGTCATTTACCGACTTTAGGTAGTCTACGCTTCCACGATTGGGAACGATCGCTACCCATTGGCCACCCTCGTAGACTGCCACCTTCTCGCTCATCAAAATCTCCTCTACCACATCGCCATAGGACTGATCTACAAAGCCCGTGTTTAGAGTTATGGTGTTGCGTGAGTTGATATTGAAGGACTGATATTTGCCGTTGGTATAGTTCACATCGGTAAAGCCATCCGCATAGATACTCTTTTGATATTGGTCTTGGGTAAAGTCCCCTCGTTCGGTTGACTTCTTGAAGAACGTAATGTAGTCGCTCATCCCAAACTTGTTAACGAACTGCACAAGGTACGGGTCGTACTTCGGCTCGCATATAACTTCAAAGTCTACTGCGGTCTTGTCATCTACCTCACCCAATGCCTCAAGTGCTTCGCATAAGCAGTCAAGCCCCTCTACTACTCCGCCATCAGTCTTCACCCTATCGTTGTATGCGATTCCCTCGCTATTGACAAGCAGGTTGATGGTGTAGTTGTCTGTTGGTGTGATTCCTAAAAACGCTGCTACGTTAGCAACACCCGAAGGAATGTAGATAACCATTTGCGTAGATATAATCGTAGTGAATGCCCACCCCAATTCATCCTTCAAAGAGAACCAGTATTCTGCTCCATTGATTTCAATACTGAATCCATTGACGTTGCTTGCGGTGTTGTAGGACACGGGCAGCGATTGGTAGTTGCCAGCAAGCACCTGCATTGGGCGGTTGGTGAATAGGTTGGGTTGCGTCACTCCAGTATTCTGCTGCTGACCTAATGACTTGTAGCCATCTAAAGCAAGAAAGTAAGCATCTGAAATTCCTCCAGTAATTGGTGAGGCTCCATTATTAGAATAGTTCCAGACTCCACTTATCTGCGCCCAAGCAGCCTCACCAGTTTCTGATGCACTTGGGGCGGTGATAAACGCTTTACCGAATGGATGCTCAAACTGCTCACGAACCAAGTCAGCAACCTCAAAATTTATTACCTCGTTAATAGAATAGTCTTTTGATAAGGAATAGGTTGTTGCTCCAACAATAGTGTCGCGATCGCCTGTGTATGATTTCAATGTCACACTCATTGAGTTGAGTGTATCTAAAGCAAGGGTATTATTCTTGCCTGTTACAAATAAAGGGCTGCGAGCTTGCGCTATACTTGTTGGTTTTGCTATTACAGGTGTACTCATTCTTTTTGGTTTTGCAATGTGAAGCGTAAGAAGTCAGATAACTCAAGGGCGTATGCCAACGCAAGCTCCTCTGGTAACTGTTCAAACTTTAACTGAAATGGGCGGGTAAAGAAGCTCGTTGTCTTTATACCCTTCTGGTAGATGCTGCGACTTACAAGAAACGCAGTTGCATCGTAGCTTAAAAATTTGCCTTTCTTGTCTCTAAACTGAAACTTTCGTGCTGCTACCCATTTCTCTATGGCACGAGATAAGCCTCCCTGCATACTTCCATAGCTTTTGCCAAAGCGGAATGGACTGTTGGGGGCTTTGGAGTTTGAGGACTTGCCCTGCACACCATAGTCTTGGAACTTCCAATACGGAGCAAGCTTATCCATCTTCCACCGCAGAGCAAGGGAGTTGGGGTTTGCCTCTATCTCATACTGCAAAGAGTTGTAAAGGTTGCCTGTGACGTTCTTTTTGTTGCGCGTTAGATTTGACTTCGCCTGTTGGACAACGCCTTTCGCAAACTTTTCAAGGCTTGCCTTTACCAAATCTTGACGGACTTGCATTTAGCAGACGCTGATTTCTGTGTTAGCAAGCAGCACATCAAAGGTGGCAGTCCATCCCGCAAGTAGGTTCTCGAACCTCTCCGTAAAAGGTAGGCACGTTGGGTTACCATCTAGCTGATAAAGTTCCGAGTACAACTGTCCCCTGCGGAGTTCCTGCACCACATCATTGATGACCGCGAGCTGCGTGTTTAGAATGTCTTGCACGTTGCTCGTTCCGTAGAACGGCTCCGCTTGGCTGCGAGGGTTCTCTTTGGTCTCATCAATTACATCCATACAGATAAGGCTAACGCTCATCCGAACTACCTGCCCCTCGAAGGAGGCTTGGTTTATCATAATGTGAGCCAAAGGAAAGATGGTCTGCTTGTTTAAGTCCACATCAAACACATCGCCAAACGTCACTACGTTCACTTGGCTATGAGCATCAAGGGTATCTTTCAGCTTGGTGGTTATGTCGTAGAATTGTCTCATCGTTTTAGTTGTTTTTGCAGAATCTTGCTTTCTGTTTCTATTCGGTCTTTGTCAAAGGTGAGGTAGGTGAATGCAAAGGATGCTGACATTTCTGATACTTGGTCGAACTTCAAAGGGTCTCCGCCAGAGAGCTGATAGAAGATGGGAAGCCAATTCCATCGTTTGGAAAATTGTGCAGCAGGGCTAAATTCATCTGACTCTCCATCGGTAAAGATTTCTGGGAAGCCTGCGACAAATCGCTTCCTAAAGTCCAAAAAAAAAGCATCGCACCTATCGCAATGTCAAGCGGCATCTCCAGCATTTTGTTGGCGTACTTGGCAGAACCCTCATATTTTTCTATGTCATAACGCTGCCCGAAGGTAGAAACGACAGGGCGGAACAGAACCGCCATCGCCTTGTGCATCTGTGTCCAATCAGAAATGTATTGGTCTACATCGTTTAGCTCGCCTACGGTGATCTCCTCAAGGGATGGGATAAACCCAAACTCCTGCTTCCCGATAAAGAAACGCTGCTTTAGGGCAGGGCGTTCGTTAAAGGCTTTCATCAGTATGCTATTCACCTTCGTAAGGCTTGAAGCCTTCATCTGGAGGATGACATCCATCTTCAGACCACAAAAGATTTCCAATGACTTGCGAGCAAGGAACTCATCATCACCCTCAAGACGGATGAACTTTTGGTAGTCAACGAGTTTTATCTCGTTCATCTGGTTGGGTACAAAGAGTTTCATTGTATTAAAATAACCTTTTATTTTTAGCGTATGGCATACCTGCCAAAGTTAGGTCTACTTAGCTTGTTGTAGGTTGCGTATCTCAGCGCATCTATGGCGTGGTTGAATGCGCTTATGGGCTTATTAAGTAGATTTCCATTTTTATCCTCCACCCATTTGTAGTTTTGCAATTCTTTAATTAGGTTGCTGCTGCGTGGGGTTACGAATAGCTTGTGACGCTTCAGCACGTCAATGCCCACTATGATGCTATCTGCGCCCTTCTGCGTGGGTTTCACGTTCCATCCCATACGATGCAGCTCCTCAATACTTTTAGGCTCCGCAGAGTCAGCATATATCTCCGTGCGTCTGTCAAGCCCAAGTGAGGCAAGTACGTTGCTGATGTCGGGGTTTGTCATCCCCGTGCGGTAGATAAGCTCATCCACATAAAGATTGTCTCCCGACTTATACACCGCCACAAGTGCCGTAGGGTCATTGGTGTACCCGAAGTCCATTCCGTGACATAAGAGCGTGGCATCGGTTGGTATCTCTGCCTGTCCGTATTGAAAGATGGTGGCTCTGCTCATACCCCGTTCTCCTAATCCGTAGATTCTCCAATAGTCGTTATCCGTATGTTGCAGCCTCTCTATCTCCTCCACGATGGAGGCATCCAAGAACGGGTTATCGAGGTAGGTGGATTGGATGTAGGTAACGTCATCTCTTGTGAGCAGCTTATCGTAAATCCAATGGAACGCATCAGAGGGGTTGTAGTCAACCCATATCTTGCCTGTGGTACGAATCAAGAGCTGAAAGAAATCCTCCCACGTTAACTCGTTTGCCTCGTTGCAGAATAGGTAGTCACGTCTTGCTCCGCGTTTCTTCTGCGGTTGGTCAAGGCTGATGAACTCAAAGAGGTTGCCATTCAGCTCGTAGGTGTAGTCGCTCTTGTTATGCCGTGCCTCATCATAGAGACCGTTGGCATTTAATATCTCAAAGAAGTCACGATAGGCCGTCATCTTCAGAGACGGCAGCGACTTGCGCACGATAGAATACACCTTACCTCTATCCTCCATCGCCATAACGATGAGCATCTGCAAAAGCGAGTAGGTCTTACCGCTTCGGCTACCACCTTGATTGACTACTATCCGAGTTGAAGCAGAGTAGTTCTTTTCAAAGAGTTCGCTACTCTTGATGTTTAGCTCGGACAATCTCTACTTTGATTTTGGTTAGCTCATCCGATACCTCGTGTGAGTTCTCCACCCTTGCGAGTTTGGGAGTCGTGTATTCCGCCATCTTGTTCAACAGGTCAAGTGCACCCTTCGGGTCATCAGCTGCAACTTGGGTCAACCAGATGGTCATATTCTGAAGGTTCTCCTCAATCAGTTTCTGAAAGGCCTCACGGATTTTATTGGTGCTTTTGTTTGCAATCCCTGCGGGTCTGCCTGCTGGGTTTAGGCTTGGGCCTCCCTTAACGAGGTTTGGGTTTCCTTTTGGCATTTTTTAGATGTTTACTAAATAACCCTTTTTGATAGGTGGTGATTGTGTGTTGCTTGAAGTCGCTCCTTCCATTGCTTGAGATCGCCGTATGCAACGTGGCAAGGTCGGCATAGTGCCATCAGATTCTCGATTGTGTCAGCGATCTTGCTTCCACCCATTCCACGAGATTCGATGTGGTGGATGTCCACCGCAGTACCTCCACAGACTTCGCAGGCTATCCACGAATTTGTATCGTAGCCAAATGCCTTCAGATATACTTTGGTGTGGTTCTTCACCTTTGGTAAATCCAACAGTCATCTATGAACGTAGCACGGGGCAGCAGTTCATCTACCGCTTGGATTACTCCCTTCCAATTCTCGTGGTAGTCATCACCTGCGATGAAGCCTCCCTTCTTTACTTTAGGTAGCCATAGCTTGATATCCTCTTTTACCGCCTCATAGGTATGGGTGAGGTCTATGAATACCACGTCAAGGGATTCCTTGAGAAACATTTTTGCTGCTACTTTGGATGTTCCTTTGATTACATTGTACTTGCGCTCACCCATATTCTCTAAGAACAGGTCATAGATATCTACCTGCGTTGCGAGCTTGTGGGTGGTCGTGAGTTCGTTTGGTGAGCCTTTCCAAGAATCAATGATTGTGATGTTTTGGTGTGTTGCTTTGTCGCATAGGTAGGCTGATGACTTACCGAGCCACGCACCCAACTCTACGAACGTGCCGTCTTCGGGCATATTGGCAAGGAGGTAGTCGTATGCTGCTTGGTGGTTGAACCACCCTTCTATATCTTTTGAAGCTTTCATCGTAATGCGTTATAGTAGCAAAGGTACTGCTCTACGCAGATAAGTGTGCCTTGTTCGGATGCTGCTTGAGCAAAGGTGCCATCTGCCTCATACGTCATCTCAAAGCGTAGGTTGGGCAGGTCGTGGGGCTTGAACATATAGCAGGCGGTGTCTATGTTGCCGACTCTTGGTTGGTCGGTAGGGCGTAGCCTTCCCTCCTGTCCCCACGTTACGATGGAGCAGTCAAGGGAGTTTAGGTTGTTCCACTCTGCGAGGAACTTTGGATGCAGGGTATTGTCATCATCCAGAAAATAGACCCAGTCCTCTGGAGTAAAGGAGTCAGCATACAACTCAAGGAACTCATTGCGTAAAGGGTTACCCATATCCCCCGTGCGTGTGGAGTAATGTGTGACTGATGCGCCTGTTGATTCCTTGAAGTCGCAATTTGCGTCCATCATTACTACCCACGTTGCGTAGGCAGGAATGTTTCTCTTGACCCTCCTTAGATTCTCTGGGCGTGAGCAGGGGGTGACTATGTAAAGCATCGCAGTTCGTTTATCTTATCCATCGTGAAGTCCTGCACATACTCGTATAACGATTCCGTTAGGTCAGCAACTTGGTTGGGGTTTTCACTTAGCCTCTTGATTGCTCCTGCCCATTCGCTTGGGTGCTTAATGGCAATGCAATTATCCTTTGTGATATAAGGTGAATAGGGTTGTGTGTTGCTCACTATCATAGCGCACTTACTAAATCCAGCCTCCAACATCTTTAGGTGCGACTTGCACTTGGCAAACTCGGATGTTGTTAAAGGCACAAGGCTCACGTCAAAGTAATTGTAGAGCTTGTGGTAGTGTGTTGGTGGCATCGTAGGCAGCCTATGGCTTGCCTTCATAATGTCTGGGTATCCATCCACCTCTGCGACATAGCTTTGATAGCCCTCAAGGTTGATTGTGGACTCCCTTACGTCTAGTGCGTGGTGGTTGCCTCCTATATACCCGAAGCGCACTTCATCGCTTGGCTCTCTCTCTACCTGCCACGTTGGTACGCTGATGGCATTGGGGATGATTCGGATGTTGGTATTATACTTCTTGACCTTTGAGGCAAGATGCTTGTTTGTCACCCATACCTCATCAGCAGCTTTCATAGATCGCACGATGCGCTCTCTCATCTGCTCCGAGTAAATCCCAAGCAAAGGATGCGTAGGGGGTAGCACCCACCAGTCATCATTGTCAACGATTAGCTTGATACCCTCCTTACGGCAGAGCTTTACAAAGTCATCAAATGGCTCGACAGGAAATACTCTTGAGGCAAAGATGTGAGTAACCTTCGGCCATATCTCTGGATCAATGTCAGTAATCTTTTCAATGAAAAAAACATCTACATCCTTGTGGCATATCAAGGGTGCAAATGTCCTGTGGTGTG